ACGAAGTATAGCATAAACAAATGTAACTCCAAGTGCACCAAGTGCAAGTTGAGAGCCATAAGAAATGCCTGGAATTATAATAAAATTTAGAAGTACAATTATAGAATTTAGAAAATCAATCATTTTAACCTCCTAAAAAAGACTTTCTAACTTCTGGATTATTTAATAGTTCTTCACCTGAACCTTCTCTACTATTTTTTCCATTTACTAATACGTATCCTCTATCAGCAATACCAAGTGCTTGTTTTGCATTTTGTTCAACCATTAGTATCCCAACACCAGTTTTACGAACTTCTATGATTCTTGAAAATAACTCATCCATTACTATTGGTGATACTCCTGCAGTTGGTTCATCTAACATTAAAATTTTGTAATCTTATTAAAATATTCGAGGTCGAATTGTATTCGACTTTCTTTCCTGTTGTAAAGTTCGTATCTTTCTTCATAGTCCTCTAAGTAATCGTGTCCTACATTACGATTAAAGGAAACAGATAATGCGTCTGAAAGAATTGTTGGTATTGCATCTCGATTTTTTTTATCATCTTGACCATCTGCAATTTTGATTGACTCCATCAGAGCCAGATAGATGGCACGGTCTCGACACCATTTCTCAGTTGTGTCACTTAACCATTCAAAGTCACATTCAATATCTTCCAGTTCATTTATCGTTCCAAATATATTCTTGACTTCATCTTGTGTGATATCACGTCTGTCTTCAATCTCAATCTTGAGTACTTCTTTTGTTATCAAACTATTGTACTCTGCAGCATATTTAGTAATATGCTCAAATACAACTCTTTCATTCCTGTCATTGAAGTAATCAGGTTCAATAAATGGTAGAACTTTTCTTAGATATTCTTCGTTATAAACTAGGTTTCTTAGAATGACTTTCTCAATACGATCCATCATTCACCATAACTAAACTCTTCGTTTGCAGCCTCCTCAAGACCTTGCATTATTTCTTCCGTGAAATACTTATTAGGATCGGCCAGAATAGCAGAAGGATAAACGGAAGATTCACCAACAACAATTCGATTCCCCTTACGTTTGAAGACTCCATGCTTCTCACCCAGTTCCAATAACCCATAATATCTATCGAGTCCACGTTCGTCGTAATAAAGTCTAATCTCAACTTCTTTGTTCTCCTTACTTAAACGTGATTTATGAGTCTTTGCTTTGATAATGTTTCCAACGACTTCCTTACCATCCTTCTCTTTTTTTCTGCTAAGATAGATGATTGTAGAAGCTGCATACTTGAGACCGCTGCCTCCTCCCATTTCTTTAGTTGGGAAATAAGAACCGATGACATCATAGGTGTGATTTGTAACTATTAGTGGGATGTTTGCTTGACCAAGTTTGAGTGTGAGCATACGGAATGCACCTTTGACAAGTTGTGATTTGGTCATGTCACGAACTTGTTTATCATCTAGTGCATCTTTAATCTCTTTCTCTGTTGAAAGCATACCTAATGAGTCTAACACAAACATACATGGTTTGCGATCCTCTTCAGTTGTCTTTAAGTATATATCTACGGCCTTCAGTGCCTTTGTTCGGAATTCCTCAATTGTTACGACATTCACAACAACCAACCGTGTCGTATCAATTCCACGAGACTCCAGTAATCCTTTATTGACGGCTGCTTCAGTGTCAAAATAGAGACAATACCCATCAGGGTTAGTGTCCAAAAAGTTTTTGACAATAGCAAGCGAAAAATAAGTTTTACCAGTGCTCGACTCACCAGCAATGGCAGTAATGCGATTGCTGCTAACCCCGCCAAGAATAGACCCACTAATGAGTCCATTAAAAATGTAGGATCCTGTATCAATGAATCTTTCAGTCTCATCAATATCTGACGCAATCTGCGTATATTCATCTCCTATCTCTTTTACTATTTCTTTTAAAAAATCCATTATACGAAAAATGATTCAAGGTTTACAGTTCTCTCAGCCTGCCATCCAATCGAGTCAAGAATAATCTTGAGAGGTTCAAGGAACGACTTCTCAAATTGTAGATCATAATCTATGTATTTGTCAAGGTTAAGTTCCTCTGGAAATTGTTGAATGAATGATATTACATTCTCTTGAATTGGATTTGGTCTTTTGAGATAACAAAATTTAATCTTTTCACCATTATTAATTAAAGAATATTTTTGTGTGAGTTTATTCTTCTTGACATAATGATTGAAGAGAAGGGCGCCACGAGCATGAATCGGTGTTCCCTTTTCATAGATTGCATTGACACTTTTATACTTCTTGACATTACTCACAGTTCTTGGAAATGATATCTCCTCTGGTGGTAATGATCTAAACTTTGTTCGACAGTTTTCGATGAAGTCAATGACATCATCCTCTGTCTTTGTCATGATAAGTTTAAGAACATCTTTAATCATAGTGCGACAAGGTGCAGGCGTTGATGACTTGACTGCTTCAATACCCATCATCTTAAGTTTAGGTTCCGCATAGCGAACACCTTCACTATCCCAGACATTCAAGATGTATCTTTTCTTGGCAGTCCAGATTCCACGATCAGCAATGTTCTCACGTTTCATGAACATCTTCTGCTCGTAAGCGTTGACGTAGTTGGCCAACGCTTCATAAGAACTCGAAATATACTTTTCAAATTCCATCTCACAGATCTTGTTAAGGAACCCAACAACACCCTCAGTAGTCTTCTCTCGTTCTTTGTATATAACCTCGACCAGAGGGCCCAGATGCAAATAGATAGAATCGGTATCAACAGCAATAACATAATCTTCATCCTTTGTTTTGAGTATTTTGTTTAGATAATTATTCATCCGATCTTCAATCCAACGAATTGAAACCTGACCAGATAAAGTAATCGCTTCTGCATTTTCAAGTTTGTAATAACGAAAGTATTCGTTACCAATCGCACCATAAGCAGAGTTCAGTTGAATCTTACGAGCCATCTGAATATTATTGAATGTTGCAATATCTTTGACAAGTTTAGGATTTTTTGTATCCTCATACTTTTGTTTCGCAGCAAGCATCTTTTTCTTATACACAGTTCTTTCTGTGTATATCTTCTCCATAATCTCTGGTAAGAAACCACGGATGTCAGTACGATACATTGCACCATTGGCACACACAGCACTATCTTTGTGAAGTTGAAAGTCTATCTCTTCTTTAAGTATTCGATCAACTGTAGCTGTTGGGTGTTTGTCATCCTTGAGCGTCTCAGGGGAAATATTATATTGCATAATGAGATGAGGATACAGACTATTAAGGTCAAACGAAACCACCCAATCATACTTTCCTGGCTTCGGTTCCTTGACATACGCCCCTGCGTACTTTTGTGATTTTGATGTTCGTTTCTTTGGTGGTATGACAATGTTCTGTTTTTTGAGGTAGTTGTAAATGATGGTATCCCACATTCTCACTTGATAGTGAATGTCAATGAAGTTAACTTTGGCATCAAACGCCATTGTAATCGCAAGTTCAATTAATTTCAACTTGTCTTCGAGTTTATCAACCAGTTGAACGTCAATTATATTGTATCGAACAAACTTATCCCAGTCTTTTGTATAAAACTCACGGAAAGTATCATACTCATTGTGATCAAGTTTCTTTTCACCCAACTCATAGTTGGCGATGTAATCCAATCGATATGATTCTTGATTTGTATATGTGAATCTTTTATATAAATCAAGATAATCAAGTTGAGTGACACCACCAATATCATATGTAATGTTTTTACGACCACTAATATAAACTTCATCCTGAGATACAAGACCCCAAGGCGAAAGATCTTTCATTGACTTCTCACCAAGAATACGATTGATACGACCAGCAAGATAAGGTATGTCATACATCTGTGAGTTCCAACCAGTGATTACCTCTGGTAGATTCTTTCTCCAATATGCTAAGAATGACCTAAGAAGATGAACCTCATCATCACATAGAATGTAAGTTACATTTGGGTCTTTGTTTATAAAAGGTCTTGAACCAAAAGTTGTAACCTTCTTTGTTGCATAGTCTTGAAGACTAATCAACAATAATTCTTCTGCAACATTTTCAACATCAGGGAAACCACTCTCTGCAGCAACCTCAATGTCAATCGTTACAAGACGAATCTTTTTGATATCAAACTGTATATGTTCTTCTGGATATTTTTCTGAGATATATTGATAAACGTATCTGTCATTGCCATATATTTTAAAGTTCTCAACTTCATCATACTTCTTGTAGAACTCACGACAATCTCTTACGAAGCCAGGTTGAATTGGTTCAACCGAATCACCTTCTAAAGTTTTGTATTTTGTTTTTCTTTTTGATGGAACAAACAAAGTTGGTTTCCATTCCTCTCGATGTGTGATGTGTTTTCCATTCTCATATCCACGAATCAGAAACTGATTACCTATGAGTTGTATATTGGTATAAAATTTCACGAAGTCACTTTGGAATATTGTTCAAAAATCATAGGACTAGGAGTGACAAGAGTTACAATCTTATCAGAACTAATCATTATTTCATTTTGTTCAGTATAGTCTTGCATCCACTTATGTAAAGCACCATCTTCAATTTTGTAAGGTTTTGTTAATTTACAATTTGGATCTCCAAACTCTGCAGCTATTTCTTCAATCTCTGATACTACTATCTCTTGACTAGACAATAACAGGACTTTGATTACCTTTGTTTCTTCCATCGATTTTCTCCTGATAAAGTTTTCTTAAATTTTCTATTGGTTCAACAATTGTGATTACCCAATCTGCTGAACAAGGCACTCTCTTTTCCTCAGAAAGAGGAATCCAAGGATAGAACACAATATTTATTTTTGATGAATATTGATTCGTAGTGCCTTCACTTAGAACAGTGGGTTCCTCTGGTTCATACATTTTCACAATCAGAGGGTCATGAAAATAATATCCAATAACATCTTGTTCATCAGATTTAATCTCTTTAACGTCAGCGATGATATCCTCACCTGACTTGAGCATTACTAATTTAACAGACATTTAATACTCTATATGTTTACATTATAAAAGACCACCCAACAAAAGTCAAGTGGTCTTTAATCCTATGGGATTTTATTTATAGATAATCTTTGCGAGCGTGATGGTCTGGAACTACTTTACCCAACTTAACGGTAAGGAGTCCATCTTCCAATAAGACATCCCTGACTTCATAATCATCTGAGAGTGTCCAGGCTCTGTTGAAAGATCTCTGAGCCAGTCCTTGATGGACATACTCGGATTCTGTCTTCTTATCTTTTTTCTTTCCTTCAACGAATAATTTTCCGTATTCAGTATAGACATGGACTTCCTCCTTTTTGAATCCAGCAAGTGCGATCTCTAGACGAGACTCTGTATTATTTACCTGTATAAGATTGTAAGGTGGATAGTTTGTTATGGTCTCAGTAAAAAACTTATCGAAATAAGTATCCATACCGATACTGTTTTTTGTGATGCGATCCATTAAATCTCCTAGATCTGCAGCACGATACCTTTGTAAGTTCATAGTTCTCCTTAAGTAAGCGAGTGTAATTTTGTCCCCGAAGGCGACACTACTAATTATAACAGCAGACAAAAAAATAAGGGGTGGTGAACCCCCTAACAACACTTCGGTTTCCTCCCTAGTCTAGCAAAACTCTACAATGACTGACGCAAGTTTTATCCCTTACATCACATTCCGAAATACATTCAAAGTAGTCATCAACTGAATCGTTGGAAGATGTCTCATGTTCGAGATTCATCCAAGGTCTTAAACTATTGAACGATATAAGATTGTGCATAGATTGTTTTGAATTAAACACATAACTATCTATATGATTTAACTAAGATAGTAACACTTCTTCATCGTCACTATTTTTTTCATTAAGATTTGCAACACGTTTCTTATCATTTTTATCATCACCTACAACTTCTCTTAGCAAGTTGTCAACGTCTTCTCGTAGGTTTGGTAGGTTTGACATTACTCCTCCTCTGGTTTTTTTCTTTTGCCTATGTTGTACTTAGTTTCAAGATTCCAGTCACCCTTCTCTTTATAAGAAATAACTTTAATCTGATTGAGTGGTGCAATATCGTTTACCTTTTCAGTAGAAACGACAGAGACCAATCCCCAGTCTAAAAGCAACTGGATAATACGGTTTCTTCTTTGTACATCATTGACAGTGATATTAGCTCTCTTACCATCTAATGCAAATAATTCTTTGAAGTGTACGATATAGTATCTGCCTTGTTTATGTAGAATATGACAAGACTGATATAATTTCTTTTCCTTTCTTGATGCTACACCAATACGAGTTAATGTTTCTCTTACCTTAAGAAAATCATCTGGTTCATTTAATGTAATTTCAATCATCTGGTCTGGCGACCAACTAATTTGAGGCTCAACAATTGAGTTCATTTTTTTCCTCCAGTATCAAGTCGATCTCGAATAAACGAGAGTTGTTCTCTAGTCAAAATGTTTAAAACCTGTTTTGCCTTTTCACTACTATATCCATAGTAAGATTTAACAAGATCAAGATTTTCAAGTTGTTCTTTACGAATCCAAGGAGAGTATCTCTTCCTTTTCCTGAGGCTATTTAGAAAAAAATCATATTGTAACTTCTTTGATAGATTAGGTCTCATGTTCATTTCATTCGCAAACAGTATTGCATCTATATGTCCAGAGAGGCATCTATTCACAATGTAAGATGGATACTGTTTTTCTAGATCAGGATCTTCATCAATTAAATTATC